AAAAAAACCCACCTTTCGGTGGGCTTGTGATTCATAAAAAAGTATCAAATTTAGGAAGGCACTCTTTCTAAGTAGAGATCTTTTGTACTCCTCCCAAGATATTAGGAATTAACTAACTTAGCAAAGTAACTTAGAGAATCATCCTCATCATCTGATGATGAACTAGCAGCACTTGCAACTGCTGGTTCAGGAGTTGCTGCAGGAGTACTATAGTCTCCACTACGCTCACGTTCCCATGTTGCTTCCTCTTGAGCAACTTCTGGATCCTGTCTCTTAGTAGGTTGATTCATACCAAGAACATAAACTAAACGCTTCTTCAAGTCATCATAAGACTTGAACTTGTCTGGTGCAGTGAACTCATTTAAGTCATGCTCCTGACTGTAAACCTTTTCAAGTTTATCATCATCGTCAAATAAAGCACTTGGTTTTTCAAACTCAGACTTATCATAGTTCTGATAACCTTCCACCTTACGGATCTTCATCTTGAAGTTTGCACCACTCCATAAATCAAATGGATTGATTGCAGTTTCATCTACAAACTCAGGCTTCATTGCTTCCTGAATCTTATCAAAGATCTTCTTACCATACTTGTATAAGAATACTCTACCTTCATTCTCAGGATTTGCTGGATCACTTATAACATATATGTTACTGTAATATGATAATCTACGCTTTTGCTTACGTGCTATCTCTTTGTTAGCATCGGAACCAGAGTTCCACAATTGTGAATTGTGCTCTGATACAGGATCCTTTTGTCCTAGTGTGGTAAGTGAGTTCTCAATAAACCAACCACCAGGTCCTTGGAATGCGTGTGTGTATACTCTTGTCCAAGGTAGATCACATCCTTCTGGTTCTGGAAGGAAACGAATAATTGCATATCCATTACCAGACTTATCAACAGTTGGTTTCCAGATACGATCATCTACGTTACTGTTCTTATCGTTTAATTTCTCTACTTGCTTAATAAGTTTATCGGTTAGAGAACCCGCTTTAGATTGTTTTTTTAAATTTGCGAATGACATGTGGATTAATTAGGATTAATTAGTATGGAATCATTATACAGTAAAATGAACTAGTTGTCAATCTTGCTGTCTAGTTCACTGATAGTATGGTCAAGTCTTTCAAAAAACTTATCCATACCATCGATTTCGTCATAACCAAACATCTTGGCCGCTTCAATTAATTTTTCTTTAATCATCTTCACTTCCTCATCTTCTACTAAACTCATACGGAAGAAAAATAATTTCTGCTTTTCCAAGAATGCTTTTAAGAACTTTAAATGTTCTTTCTTTTTGTCTGGTGGTAGGTATGGTAACTGAGGCATTTCCATCATCAGTTTCTCTTGCATCTGACTCAACTCTACCACGGTCTCTCGTACTACATCTGATCTAAAAAACTCGCTCATTTTAGTTTCTCTATTAGGATCTCCTTGAACTTATCTATACTGATATTTAGGAAAGGTTTGTATTTTTTTATCTTTAAACCTACGGTTTCCCACACAGGATCTGATAATTTTTTATTAAAATCTTTCACATAATTTACCATCATATCTAATATAACCATCGTCTCTATTGACACATCTCCTTGCAAATATTTCTTTAAAATTTCTGGATGAGAATATCCCTTTATTAAAAATAAATCTTCAAAATTTTTCTTAGTAATAAACTCAGATTCATTCTCAAATAAGTATGTAAGTCCTTGGAATCTTTTCAACCAAGAACCATAGTAATCATTTCCATTACGAATGATCTCTCCTATCCATAACCTATCAGGATCAGTACACTCTATAAAATTTGCAAGAAAAAATTGTTTAATCTCTTCCTCATCTTTCTTACGAGACATTCTCTCAAAGAAATAACGATCCTTGCGTTTATTAAATGCACCAACTGATGCATTTGTCTTACCACAATACTTAAAGTAATCGTAATTCTTTTTTGTAAAATGATTCTTGAAGGCTAAGTATGTTTTATAGACTTCAATAGGTGTCATTTATAATGGCAACTTCGCACGAGAGGTTCTCTTCATAAAGTTCAACTGTTGTGCATCATACTTTAATTTTTCTTTCAATGGTTTTGAAATAAGTTTAGATACTGATTCCATTTCTATTTTATTCTCTTCACAGAATGTTAAAATAGCATCGATGTAATTAAAGTTATAAGTCTTTACTAGACCTTCAATCTCTTGTGCAAACCTTGCCTGACACAGAAACTTCTCCTTCATTACATCATTTAAATTACTCTCTTTCTTTTTACTCATTTGTTCCTGTTTTGTAATCGACAAATTTTTTAATGTATCGGGTAAGAAGTTTAATATAGTCACCCTTGTTTCGCTTTTCATAGACAACGCACTCTCCATTTTCTGCCACCATAATAGTAATCAATTTTTTAACTGGAATACCAGTCATTTCAAAATACATACATGCGTATGCTGTCTCTTGAACATAATAGTTCTCGATCCATTTTTCAGGTTTAATCTTTTTAGAAGTCTTAAAGTCTATGACTGCAAGTTCTCCATCATACTCTGCTATGCAGTCAACTCTACCAGCAAGACCAAGATAGTCACTATATAATGACTTCTCTAATGCGTGTATGTTATTTATACGATCAAGATTTGCTTTAGATTGTAAGAATAAAAACTTAGTAGAAGGAAGCATAGTGCATCCATCAATTGTTCCATTCTTAATGTAGTATTCTACTACATCATGGTACTTTGTACCTCTAAAGGTAGACTCTTTAGTAATCCTATCTGCCTCTTCATTACCAACTCTCTTTCTCCAATTAATAAAAACATCACGGTTATAAAAACTGGTAACAGAAGTGATAGAAGGATACATCTTACCTGATGGAACCTTATAAAATCTGGTTCCATCTATGGTTCGTGCTTCAAGATTAACTTCTTCTCTTAACTCATCAACAAAAGTGAACATTACATATTCAAAGCATTTTTTGCAAGTAGATAATTGCGTACTAGTCCAGAACGAACAATGTCATCTAGTCCAAATTCAATGGTAGAAAAATCCTGATCCATTGCTGCAATAATTTTAGAGAAATCTAAGATACCATTTCTCTCGTTGGTCTTTGTAAGATCAGATTGTGATGCATCACCACAAAATACAATCTTACAATTTTCACCAACTCTTGTTATTATACTATCAAGTTCGTGAAAATTCAAGTTCTGCATTTCATCTACAATGATGATAGCATTATCCATTGTAGTACCTCGAATGAATGAGGTAGACCAGAACCCAATAGTCTCTTGAGTTTTTAATGCACCATAGAGCATCTCAAACTCAGTATCATCAGTCATCTCGAACATGTACTTAACCATGTTCTTATATGGTATCTGATACAAGAAAGACTTGTCCTCATGATCTCCTGGTAGGAAACCAATCTCTCTAGTAGAAACTAAAGAGCGAACAATATATACTTTCTCATAAGGTGTAACTACATCTAGTACTTCCTTAAGAGCAAGATATAATGCTACGAAAGTCTTACCAGTACCAGCAGCACCATAAGCAAAGATATTCCTACCCTTATTATACTCATCAAAAAACTTTTCCTGATTCTTTGTTAATGGTTTAATATCAACCATCACATCAGTGTTTATTGGTTTCTTTCTTTTGAGTTGCTTGGCACTCATGCTACCAATTCCGCTATGGGAATCCCCATTCTTTCTTTTTTTAGTTGGCATATCTACCTACCCTATAATGGTTTGACGTTTGCACCAGGCATCTTAGATACCTTATGTAAAACATCATTCCAACCAGGGTGTGTCTTCTTCATCTTATCTTGGAAGTCTCCAACTTCTCCAACTCCAGCACATCCTGCTGACCAGTCTTTATCCCATTCAGGATTATCTTTCCTCCACTGATCATAGGCTGCCATTGTCATAGACAGTTCTTTCTTCTCTTTAGATTCTTTATGTATTACTGGATAGGTAGGCATAGTTGTTTAACTTTTGTAAAATTATTTAGACCCAACTAAGGGCTTCTGAGACTGAAGGGAACTGTTCGGTAAACACTTTCCTACAT